AATACGGTTGTGAACTCGTATCGCTCAATGAGAAAATTGACGATATGATGTTCATTCGCAACTGGTTCAACGAGCAACACAGCAGGGAAACAAGCAAGAAAGTCCGTGCTGTCAAGAAGATTTTTGCAGAGAGCGGTAAGTACATGGGAACGTATGCGCCGTATGGTTATCGCAAAAATCCCGACAACAAACATCAACTTATTGTTGATGAAAACGTCGCGCCGATTATCAAGCAAATCTTCGAGTTGCGTGTGCAGGGCAAGAGTTTTCGGACAATTGCAATCACGCTCAACGAGAGCGGAATCATGGCACCGCGTGACTACTATTACGAGAACAAGAACCGTGAGAATCCGCTTAACGAGGCACGTCACTGGTGTCTTGAAACTGTCAAGCGGATTATCACAAACGAAGTCTACATCGGCAATATCGTCCAGTCCAAAACAGGCACGATTTCTTACAAAAACCACAAAATCGTGTCCAAACCACAGGAGGAATGGATTCGCGCCGAGGGTATGCACGAAGCGATTATTTCCCTTGATTTGTGGGAGCGTGTGCAGGAACTCGCACGTAAAAACTACAAGCCCCGCCCTAAAAAAGGCGGCACACCAAGCATATTCACAGGCTTGTGTTACTGCGGCGATTGCGGGTTCAAGTTGCGCAACAAAAACGACCGCATAAAGCGTGATAACGGCACTTTGTACGAACGCTCGGCGTTCATGTGCGGTAAGTACGCTCAAAGCGGAAAGTCGGCTTGCACAATTCACAACATCGGCGAAACTGCACTTCACGAGATTGTCGCAGAGCAAATCCGCACACACGCACAACTTGTCACTTGCGACGAAAAACGCATTGTTGATGAGATTCTGCGGCAACAAAACACCGAAGCAATCAACTCGCAAAAGACCTACCAAAACGAAATCAAGGCACACCAAAAGCGTATTTCAAAGCTGAACGTCTTCATTGAGAAACTTTACGAAGACCGTGTGAACGGAATCGTCCCCGAAGATTTCTTCCGCAGACAGCTTGAAAAGTACGAACAGGAGCGGGTTGACAGACTTCAAACAGCGACAACTCTTGAAAGAAAATTAAGCGAAATTAAACTGCGAACTGACAAGGCAGGAACATGGGCAAGGTTAATCAAACAGTACACGCAAATCGAAACTCTCGACAGCGAAACACTGTTACTGTTGGTTGACAAAATCATAGTCGGCGAAGCGAAAAAGGTTGACGGCAAGCGGATTTGCGATGTTCGCATTTCTTACAATTATGTCGGCAATCTTGACGGAATCGGGGGTGCTGATTATGAGTAACAAACTTTACAATGTCGGCGCGTATGTTCGGTTGAGCGTCGAGAAAGATGAGTCGCAAAGTATCGAAAACCAACAGGAAATGCTCTCACGATTCATTTCAATGATGCCGGGGTGGGTGGAGAAGAAATTCTATATCGACAATGGTTTCAGCGGCGGCAACTACAATCGCCCCGCTTTTCAAGAAATGATGACTGATGTGCGGAGCGGAAATGTCAACTTGATTTTGGTAAAAGACCTCTCTCGTTTTGGGCGAAATTACCTTGAAACGGGGCGTTATCTCGAAGAAGAGTTACCGAAATTAGACTGCCGATTTGTGGCTCTGCTTGACAATGTTGACACTGCTGATGGCGAAAATGACATCATTCCTTTTATTAACGGTTTGAACGATTATTACCTCAAAAATTTGAGCGACAGAATTAAGTCTGTTCTGACCGCAAAAGCGAAAGACGGGCAGTACATCACAGGCAAAGCCCCCTACGGTTACAAGCGTGACCCCGATAATCATATGCGGTTGCAAATTGACAAAAATGCCGCTGATGTTGTTCGGATGATATTCGCTATGAGGGCAGACGGAAAGGGCGTTCACAAGATTACAGCGGAGCTTAATCGACAGAAAATAACGCCGTCGAGATTGTATTATTACAATCTGAAAAACCCAAATCAACTGCCGCCCGATTCCATTCCGCAAACGTGGGAAAAGACTGCCGTAACTCGTATTCTTGAGAATGAAATTTACATCGGGAATACGGTTCAGTTGAAGCACAAATCGCTTTCTTGTCGCACGAAAAAGCAAGGCAAACGTGACAAAGACGAGTGGGCGCGAGTTGAAAATACTCACACTCCCATAATCGACAAAGCCTTATGGGAAGCGGTTCAAGCGGTTAATGCGAGAGGAAAAAGTAAGTACACCAATCGCAGAGAACCGCAACAGCACTTGTTTTCAAAGCTTCTGCGTTGCCCCGATTGTGGAAGAAGTTTCCAGTGTAATGAGGTTAATTACACACGAAAAGACGGTAGTGTAACTCAAAGCAAAACATATATTTGCAAGGCACACGCTACCACAGGCGGCACGAAATGCACTCGTCACGCCATAAGCGAAAAGTCGCTTAAACAGATTGTTCTTGCAGAAATACAAGAACATTCACGGCAGGTAAAACTCGATGAAAACAGGGTTTTGGAGTTACTGAAAGAAAAGTTAATCGGTAATTCCAAAAAGAAAAACATTGCAAAATCGAAACGTGAGTTTGAGCATAAACTTTACACTTTCGAGGTGCAAACGACCAAGCTTTATGAGGACAGATGTGAGGGAATTATCAGCGATACACGGTTCACTGAAATGATAGCGGGACTTGAAAAGAAACGCTGTCAAGTTGAATCGGAATTGGCGGCTCTCAATCAGTCCGAAAGCGACAAACAAGAACGGCTGTCCGATATTCAAAATTGGATTGCTCGTGTGAGAGAAAATTCCGATGTTACGGAATTAGACAGGGCAACGCTCGAAGCGTTGATTGACAAAATCGAAGTCGGCGAACGTGAAGTCGTTGACGGCGTGAAACGGCAGGACGTGCGGGTTTATTACAAGTTTGTGGGGTTGGTTTAGAGAGTTCCTTATGTGAATGTAGTCTTGTAAAAAGCCATCAGCTCAGGCAAATTCGCAAACTGCGAGAACCGTGTTTTGAGTTTATACGTTTCATATGCAGTCGGTTCAAGTGCAGTGGTAACATTTCCGAACACACTTGCCCAATCATCGAACCGACTTATTCCCGCTTGTCGCAACAAATCGGGGCGCAAATACCGAGTCATAATATATAACTCTGTCATGGAGTTACTCACAGGCGTTCCAATCTAAACACCGTAACAATGATTCCACAACAGAATTTCATGTATGACCCGCTATCTCCGCCCGATTGCTCGTATATGGAAATGAACAGGTACTATTCAATTAAATGCTAAACTTGATTTCTACTCCCTTTTCGTCCGAAACATAGACTACTTCCAACATCTCGGCGGCAAGGTCGTGCCTTTGATTTACTGTGAGTTTATCCCAACAACGCAAGGGGTCTGACAGGGGAGCAGTATCAGCTACTTTCTGTTTTCTCGCCTTGTTACGGATTTTTTCTTCAAGCTCGGATTTCTTTTTGTGGAGCGAATTTACACGGCTTTGAATATAATCAAAAAGCACATCATCAGCTTCCGCTAATTTATCCATTAGTTTACGGATTTCATCTTCAATCTTTATTACATCGGTTTTAAGATTGTCAACTTCGGCATTGGGCTTTTTGCTTTCTTTCTTGGCGATTTCAAGTGTTTGCAGACGTTCTTTCAAGGCATTGTAAACAATACCCTCTACCTCATCGGGCTTGATTTTCAGTCGCTTTTTAATGCAACCATTAGCACGATACATTCCGCTATCCATATAATACCGCCATTGCTTTGTTTTGTCTACATTCCAACCGTACTGTACATTGACTGAATAACCGCAATGTCCGCACTTCGCAATCCCTGTAAGCCATGAATTTTTCGCCCCTTTATTGTTCGGGATTTTACGGTTATGTGATTTTTTATCCTGTACCGCAAGCCACGTTTCAGAATCGACAAGACCCTCATGGTAGCCCATTTTGATAAACTCCGAACCGTCAGCTCTCTTGTGTCGGAATAAACCGCAAATACCGTCAAACGCTTTAACATCATCAATAATTTCAAAACCTTTTGAGATTAAATACTGATAAACTTCCTTATCAGCTTTGACGTACAATGGACTTTTAAGCAAATTTGATAATTGACTTCTATCCATATTAGTTGTTGATTTGCTGTTGACGTTAATGCCGTTTTCTCTGAAATAGTTCAGAATATCAGCAAGCGATGTTTTAGGTTCTTTGTAGAGTTCATACATCTTGATTAACACTTCCGCTTTGTCGCCCGGCACAAGCACAGAACCAGTTTTGCCGTTAATTGTGCGGCGTTCTGAATCAAAGCCGTAATACCATTTACCGCCTTGATAAAAACCGGTTTCGGTTGCTCGTGTGTTGTATGCGTCCGTCACCCTTGCGGCGATTGTTTCACGCTCAAACTCCGCAAAGTTGAGCAGGTTATTTCTCATCATTCGCCCTTCTTTTGTCGCAGTGTTGAAATGCTCTGTAAGAGAAAATACGCTGACACCGTAACTGTCAAGCGTGTTTGTAACATTGAGATATTCCCTCATGTTACGGCTGAAACGGTCGTACTTCTTCACGATGATTCGCTCAATCATTCCGTTTTTTGAATCCGACATCATCTGCTTAAAAGCAGGGCGGCTCTCAATGTCTTTCCCGCTCTTGCCGTCATCACAATAAATTCTATAAACTTCCCCCTCGGGGGAAGTTTGTCAAGGGGGTAAGACAAAGTTTTGCGAAAAAGTTGTTAAAATGGCTTGATTAGGGTGTTTAGGGTGATTTTGGAGAAAATTCCAAGTTTTTTGATTTAGGGGTTGACAAGCTTTTTTAATTGTGGTACAATATATAGTGAGATGTTATGCTGATTGCTACGAATTAAAGGAGGTGTCTTTAATGTTTGATGTTTTCATCAACAAAAGGACTTTCGATATGAAAGAAAACGAAAACTCATGTGTCATATTAGGCGACTGCCTTTCAGTCCTTAAAAAAATAAAATCGAATTCTATTGATTTGCTTTTTGCTGACCCGCCTTATGGGATAGGCAAAGATTTTGGCGTCACTAAAGACCATTTTGCAGATATTGATGACTATGTTTCTTGGTGCAGGAGTTGGATTGACGAGTGTATGAGAGTATTGAAGCCAACCGGGACGATGTACTTCATGTCATCGACACAGTTCATGCCTGCATTGGATAGATATGTCGATGAAAAATATTATGTTATTAATCGCATCGTGTGGGTCTACGATTCTTCAGGAGTTCAATCAAAGTCTAAATTCGGCTCACTCTACGAACCCATATTGATGATTACACATAATAAAAACTCAGACTATACATTTAATTTTCACGACATTATGGTCGAAGCTCGCACAGGCGCGAAAAGAAAACTTATCGATTACAGAAAAACTCCTCCACAACCCTATAATACAAAGAAGGTTCCAGGAAATGTCTGGGAGTTCAGTCGCGTTCGATTTAAGATGAACGAATACGAGAATCACCCTACGCAAAAACCTGAAGCACTTTTAGAACGAGTTATATTGGCTTCGAGTAACGAGGGTGACATTGTGTTAGACCCTTTCAGCGGTTCGTTTACAACTTCATCTGTTGCTGTGCGTTTAGGCAGAAAAGCAATAGGCATTGACATAAACCCTAATTACTTTAAAATTGGAATCCGCAGGACAGGCATCGCACTAAAACATAACGGCGAATTGCTCTGTCAAGACAAGTCACGGAAGACAAATAACAAATCCAAAAACGACCATTGCAATTATCTTTTGAAGTAGGAGGACAAAAGAATTGAAAGATTTTATAAGAGAAATTTTATCGAATTATTTCAAGAGCAAATCCGATTTTAATGCAGATTTATTCTTTGAAAAAAGCTCACTATTGAAATATCTCAACCTAAAAACAGGGGCTATATTAGGGAATACTAAAACCCGTAGAAGCCTTGCAAATATTTACGCAATCTATTCTATTCTGCATTTTTACGTAGAAGACTATTACGATAACCCCGATGCTTATAAAGAGTTTAGTGGGTATGATTATACGAAACTTTTTGTCTTTTATCGCGGATTATATGGTGGC